CAGCAACGTAGTCGGCCTGCCTCTAACGGAGACTGCGGCGGTTCTCGCCGGTCTTGGCTATGTGCCGGCCGGTTCCAAAGAATGAGCGACCAGCTATTCATCTCGGCGCTACCTGGCGAGGTCCGTGCCGCCTGGCTAGCCGACGGTTTGTTGCACGATCTTGTTATAGTGCGCGACGACCGGCCGTCTCTAGCGGACAACATCTATCTCGGGCGCGTCGTGACCTTACAGCCGAAACTCGCCGCCGCCTTTGTCGACATCGGTGCCGAGCGTCCCGGCTTTCTGCCTTTGGATGAAGCGCCCAAGGGTCTCTCCGAAGGCGACTCGCTAATCCTGCGGGTCGCCCGCGATGCCACGGCGGAGAAGGGCGTGCGCCTGACCGCCCGCTTCGGCGATCTGCCGCCGGCGTTGCTTGCCCTGGCTGATGGCGCGGTGCCGCCGGTCTTGTTGCGCCGCGCCCAAGATCCCCTGTCATTGGCGCTCGACGCCGCCGAGACGTTGGAAGAGATTGTCATCGACGATCCCGTGACCTTTGCCCGCGCCCGCCAGATGATCGCCGCCCGGCCGGAGATGTCGGAGCGCTTGCGCCTGGACCTGGATTCGGCGCCGTTGTTCGAGCGCGCCGGCATCGAGGCCCAGATCGAGGCCTTGCTGGAGCCCCGGGTCGATCTACCTTCGGGCGGTTTCCTGTTGGTCGAGCCGGTTCAAACCCTGACCGCCATCGATGTCAACGCCGGCCGCCACGATAGTGCCGGGAGTACCGGCGCCTTGGCCGTGAATCTAGCGGCGGCGGCCGAGATACCCCGGCAACTCCGCCTGCGCGGCTTATCCGGCCTGATCGTCGTCGATTTCCTCGATCTCGCCGACCAGGGCGCGCGGGAACGTGTGGTACGCGCCCTACAGCGCGGGCTGGCCGACGATCCGCAACCCGGCCGTGTTTCCCCCATGCGCCGTTCCGGCTTGGTCGAGATAACGCGGCGCCGGGCCGGCCCGGCCTTGCACGAGGTTTTGACCGAGGCCTGCGGCATCGCCGGCGGAGGGCGGGTCTACGACCCGGTATCGCAGGCCTTCGCCGCCTTGCGCGCCGCCAGGGTCGCCGCAACCGGCGCTCCAGGCCGCGCTGTCGCTATCGTCGCCGGACCGCGCCTGATTGCCGCCCTGGAGGGGCCCGCCGCCGTGGCCCGCGCGGCGGTCGAGGAGCGCCTTGGCCGCTCGTTGTCGCTCCGGCTCCAACAGGGGCGAGACGGCTTCGATATCGTGCTAGAGTAGGCGGCGATGACTGACGATAACCGACAAAAAACTCGCCCCCCGACGTGCCGCCGGACGCCGTCGAAGTGCCCGATCTGTGGGGCGCCGACAGTTCCGGAGGCACGCCCCTTCTGTTCGCGCCGGTGTGCCGATCGGGACCTGGGCCGCTGGCTCACCGGCGGCTACCGGATTCCGACGGACGAAAGACTGGGCGATGCGCCGAGCGCGGAGTCCGAGACGGACGGCGCGCATTCCAACAGCGAAACCTGACCACGACGCCATGACACGCCACATACGGTTGCTTGGATGGCGGGTTCTGCTGTTGGCGGTCACGTTTATCGTGGCATCGCCGGCCTATGCCCTCGATCCCAAAGTCATGGACTCGGTTGTAACGGTGCTACCGCTTTGGCCCGGCTATGAACGGGCGGGGCAGACACGTCTGCCGCCGGGATCGTCGCCGGAGGGGACGGCGATCGCTATTCGCCCGGGTGGCTTCCTGGTCACGGCGCTGCATGTGGTTGACCGTGCCGTCGAAATCACCGTGCGCCTACCGGATGGGCGCGAGGTGCCGGCGCGCTTGGTCGGTGCCGATGTGACAACGGACCTGGCGGTGCTGGCCATCGATGTCGATGTGCCGGTGCTGCAGACCGCGCCCGAACCTGCGCTAGGCGATCCGGCTTGTGCCTTAGGCAATCAGTTTGGCCTCGGGATATCGGTTACCTGTGGTGTGGTTTCTGCATTGCACCGCAGCGGCGTCGGTTTCAACCCCGTCGAGGACTTCGTGCAAACCGACGCCGCGGTCAATCCGGGCGCCTCCGGTGGTGCCTTGGTGGACGGGCAGGGCCGCCTTCTCGGCGTTCTCTCGGCGATCTTCACCAAGGTATCCGACGCCAATATCGGGATCAATTTCGCCGCCTCCGTCGGTTTGGTGCAGCGGGTGGTCGATGATCTCATGGCTGGCGGGCAGGTGCGCCATGCCGATACGGGCATGCGCTTCGCCGGCTTAGCGCCCGCCGAACGGGTTAGCCAGGCGGGTGTACGCGTAATCGCCATAACCCCCGGCGGCGCGGCGGCGCAGGCCGGCCTTGTCGAGGACGACCTGATAACTGCCATCGGCGGCCGCCTAGTGCGCGGTATCAACGACGCCCGCGCCGCCATCGCCCTCGCCCGGCGCGGCCAGCCGTTGCAAGTCACCGTTGCCCGCGGTGACGCCAGTACCACCGTCGAGCTCAGCCTGCCGCCATGACGCCGGCAAAGGTTGGGCGGGGCAAAGACTGGACAGGGCACTCGGCATTGCCTATAAGCGCTCGGCGCCCGCCAAAGGGCCATGCGCCCGGTCGCCCAGGTAGCTCAGTTGGTAGAGCACGTGACTGAAAATCACGGTGTCGGTGGTTCGAATCCGCCCCTGGGCACCACTTTTTCAATTGGTTAGAGGGCGAATAGTCCCGATCCTGGCATTGTTTTACAATCGCGTTTTACAATCGACGTACCAATTATGTTTTTCGGCGCCCTTTTGAGAGCTTCTTGATGGCGCTCTTGGCCAGCCGTTTCTGGTTCGCACCCTTCGTATAGTGCGACACCATCGCCGACGTCTGGTGCCCGGTGATCGCCTTTATCTCATCCTCCGTGCAGCCCGTTTCCGCAAGGTTCTTGCTCGCCAGTTTCCGCAGGCCGTGGAAGCTATAGCCTGGATATTCGGCGGCCGTCACGAATTCGCGAACGGCTTTGCCCAGCGCGAAACGGGTCCAGGGCCGGCCCCTCGGGTCAACGAGGATCTGAACAGCCTTGCGAGGGACGCCCTTGAACATAGATTTCAGGTCCGGGTGCACCGGTATCGTTAGCTCGACGCCGGTCTTCTGCTGGACCAGATTGATTTGCTGCCCGTCGTAATTCTTCCAGGTTACAGCGATGCAATCGCTAATGCGCTGCCCCGTGAAGGCACCCGTGGCTATGGCTAGGCGTAATTCCGGGATGCACTTCTCCTCGTCCCAAACGGCGGCCATTAGCCCGTCCGGCCAAGGTGGATAGCCTGGCCCTGTTTCGAGCTTCTTGATTTTGACCGCTGGGTTGAACTCGATGCCAAACCGGCTCGGTCTATCGAGGGCGTAGGCGAGGAGAACACGCAGGATTGAAATGATGTAGTTGGCCTTGCGGGGCATTTCGGCGTGCTTGTCCCTCAGCTCCAGGACGAACTCACGCGGCATGGAGCGGATTTTGTGGGCTCCGTACTTCTCCCGCAGAAGATCCATGTAGCGAGCGTAGCTTTGCCGTGTGGATGGTTTGAGCGCGGCGAAGTCTGAGGATTTTTTGAACAGCGCGATCAGATCTGCGAGGCTACCTGGGTTGATGCCGGGCTCGGCCGGGCCTTGCTCAAAGCTCTTGTGAATGCGGTTATATTCCGCCTGCCATTCTTCCGAGCCGACCTCACCCCTGATCCTTTGGCGAAGTCCATCGCGTCGGTAGTAGGCGTAGATGTGCCCCCTCGCGGTGACCATCTGGACATATGCGAACTCAACCTTCACGGACAGCTTTCAGCCATTCATTGACTTCTTCTTCGGGGTCGCCCGATGGTTCCCCGCCTTGCTTCAATCGGTCAAGGGCTGAATCCAGGTCCTCGCGATACCAAAGCCGATTGCCGCCGTCCAGGATCCCTGCTGGAAGCCGACCAACCGCCACCTCGCTCCTAAACTTGGTGCTCGATACCCCGCAGTACTCCGCCGCCAGATCGGCCTTCATGCGCCGCGGCCAGTTGTGGAGCTTGTCTGCGGGTAGGCCCATGGCTGGGTTAGCCTTTTACGCAAACAATCTGTTTAAGCGTGTGCACCACTTCCACCAGGTCGTCCTGCGCCGCCATCACGGTATCGATGTCCTTGTAGGCACCGGGCGTTTCGTCCAGGACACTTTCGTCCTTTCGGCACTCAACGCCTGCCGTGGCCTTCTCATGGTCTGCCAAGGTGAATTTACGCTTCGCCTCGGTTCTGGACATGATGCGGCCGGCGCCATGCGAACATGAGTTGAAGGACTGCGGATTGCCCTTGCCGCGCACGATGAAGCTCCTGGCCCCCATAGAGCCCGGAATGATACCCAGATCGCCCTCACGCGCCCTGACGGCGCCCTTGCGGGTCACTAGTACATTGGCGCCGAAGTGGTTCTCGATTTCGACGTAGTTGTGGTGGCAGTTCACCGCCATGTCGGTGACCGTGAAGGGCGGCAATTCAGCCGCCATCGTATCGAGAACTTCCTTCATCATGATCCGTCGGTTCTTCAGGGCATACTCCTGCGCCCAGTGGACGGCCTCCACATAGTCGTCAAATAGCTCAGACCCTTGCGGGAAGTACGCCAGATCGGCGTCAGGAAGATTAATGAACCATCGGCGCATATCTTCCTTGGCGCGCTCGATGAAGTAGGTGCCGATACGGTTCCCACACCCGCGCGAACCTGAATGCAGCATGGCCCACACCTGGTTGCTTTCGTCGAGACACACCTCAATGAAATGATTGCCTGTTCCAAGTGTGCCCAGATGGCGGTCGTTATTGCGGGCCAGGGCCTTCGGGTGCTTTTCGACGATGCTTTTGTAGCGCGCGGCGAGAGTGTCGGCCCATTTAAGTGCTATGGTGCTGGGAATATTGCCCCAAGCGCCCCGGTCATTGGCACCGCCATTGTCGGTTCGCCCATGCGGCACCGCTTCCTCGATCGCGGATCTCAAGCCACCAAGGTTGTCGGGAAGTTGGTCGGCTCGAAGGCTTGTCCGCACTGCCATCATGCCGCAGCCGATATCTACGCCGACCGCGGCTGGTATGATGGCGCCCTTGGTGGCGATCACGCTGCCGACCGTCGCACCATATCCCCAATGAACATCCGGCATTGCCGCGACATGGCTATGTATGAAGGGTAGGGCAGCAACGTTGCGAAGCTGTTGCATTGCCGCATCCTCGACCGGCACGCCCCTGGTCCACATCTTGATCGGCGCACTACCCTCTTGCTTTTCAGCTATGTATTTGGCTTCGCTCATACTCAATCTCCCTCAGCCTTCCTCGCTCTGCCGTGCGCGGATGCACGCCGCATAGTCGTCACCGGCATTTGTAGCAAACCCTTCAAGTTGCCGGGCGCACGCCTCGGTTTCCTCAGCCACGGCATCGCGGATGGCTTGTGCGACGATGGCTGCTGACTCTTCCCACTCACCTTGTTGCAATAGCTGGTCGATCGTGTTGGTCAACCGCCGAGCCCGATCTTCCGCCGCGTCAGTCATGGTCCGCGCCCCCTTATGCGCGGCCAAGAAACCGGCCCGCCGCTTCTTTTTCCAGAAACTCCTTTACCGCGTCCGCATACTCCATTGCGTCGTCCTTGGTTTTAAAATTGCCTACGAATATTTGCAGGTCTACCGCGCCCATCTGCGTATTATCCGATACAGAAATCACAATGGGGTGACTGTTTGGGTTGTCTAAATCAATTTTCATCGTTCATATCCTCTGCTTGGCGTGCCTTGAGTGCCTTCCTCTCCCCAGCATTCATTCTGTCTATGACAATGCGGGCGAGACTGAGAAACCTGGCATCCAGGATTGCCGTGAGGTCGATTACTCGCGCGCCACAAGATGAGGCTGATTGGTCTGTGAGGTCAGTCATGGCTGCCTGCTCGCGCTGAGAGATTGATAATACCAGGCGTGGAGGAACCCGAGTTCGAGCCCCGGCCCATTGGTCATCCGCAGCATCTCCCACGCCCATATGGCACGACCCGATCTTCCGTTGCCGTCTGTGAACGGGTGGAGCGTTTCGTATTGGGTGTGGACGTCGTAAGGATCGCTGAGAGCGTTGGCGGGGCCTAGAATAAATTCCAGAAGAAGGGTGATGTTCGGGCCACCGGGCGGCGCAATGTGGTCCCCTACACGAACATCCAGCCCTGGCCTGTCGCGCAGTACAGCGCCCGGCTGGAATACCGCTACTAGGTGAGTGACATCCTCGACAGTGATTTCGCCAGCGCCCATGAATTCAGCAAAGGCGAACACCTCTTCGGGCTTGGGCGCTCGGGTAATCCCCTCAATCCGATTGGACTCCGCAACGAAGGCTTCATACATCATCACGCTCCTCACTGGTCTGGGCGGCGGCGAGCATGGCTTGCAGAACATGCTTCGCCGAAAACGCCTTGCTTTGCTCGTCTCCTCCACCGGGGATAAAAGCTACCCCCGCCGCCAACATTGCCTCGGTCGGCCTCACCGGCACCACCATCAATTCTCCACCGGGCAGCACGTCACCGGACTTGAGGGCGGATAGGGCACTCGTCTGGCCCGCGTCTCGCCCTTCATTGAACACGTCGTCGTAAGCGCTCATGCCGCCACCTTTGGGAATTCCCGCACGCGCAGATCTTCTGGCCATTCATCCATGGTGCCGCCCTTGCGGTCGGAAAAATGAAGTTGCCCACGGCCATCTGTCGCGTAGGCCCCGACTTGCTTCATGAAAACAGGCACTCCCGCAGCCTGACATTGTTTGATAATCGAGCGAGCCCATTGTAGTTGGAACACCCGCGCGCCTGACCCGCTCTCGCCGCCGACGATGACCCAGTGGATGCCGGTAAGATCGATCTCGCCCAAGTCTTCAAGCAGCGGCTCGAATGATAGGAACCGGACAGCGGCTGGTGTCTCACGCAGATCATCGATGCGATGTTTGCGCGCCCTGTCTTCAACGGATGTGCCTAGCCACACATTCGGCAATGGCCATGGCATCCCTAGCAACCAATCGTGCGCGTTGTCGCCGTCTTCCATAAACCGCGCACCAATGTCCGCGATGCTTTCGATTAGTGACCCATGTTCGTCATCGCCCCGCGCCACGTAAGCCAACATCCTTCGGCTGCGCTTGGTCAGCGGCATGAACGTGTGTTGCGGGCAAAGGGCCATGACACCGAACGACTGATCGATCCACTCGTCGGGCACGTCCTCGTGGAATAGATCGCCCATTGAGTTGGGAAAGATGGTCTGGGGCTTCCGCCAACGCAGCGGCGCGGTCAGGATGTGCTCCGGTGCGTGCGCGATCTTGCCGGTCCACACCGCTCCGGCCTTCGACGGCGCGGTCAGCCCTGCATAGTGGGCCACACCCATCCGCTCTAGCCGCGACGCCATCTTCATCGCATAGCAATTCGTGCATCCCGGCGAAGCAAGCGAGCACCCGACCACAGGGTTCCACGTTTTGTCGGTCCATTCGATCTTGCTCATATCTCCACCGCCTTGCTGATCATTCCGGGCCTGGCCGCTTGCGCCTTTTCAATGAACCATTCCCGGTCTTTTTTCGTGTTGAAGTAGAGCAGCAGCGGCTTATTGCCCTTCATGTCACGATGCGCCGAGTGCAGGTAGCGCCGCTCGATGACCTGCCAGAGCTTCTCGGCATCGGCCCAAGTCGCTCCATGCACCGTGGCAACGCCACGCCAAAACAATGCGCGAACACAAGACACGCAACGACCATGACCGTTCCGCCGCACACACCGAACACCCAAACAACGAACAACGGGAAATTGAAGACGGCGCCGGTGAGAGCATCCCAACTAGAGTATGTGATCCGCGCGACAAAGACCGCGTGGAACGCCAAAAGCACCACGGCAAAAATGCGATACCACATCGGGAAAAGTTCGGTCATCTTTTCCCGCCCTCGACAACCTTCAAGTCCGGCTCCTCAGCGTGATATTCGGGGTGTTTCGAGGCCATGTGCTTTTCCAGGTTGGTGAAGTGGCGCTTGCAGCATGGGCACGACCCCTTGCCGACACGCCGCTTGATGCGCGTGACGTGGCCTTTGTAGGCACGCGCAGTATGCTCGGCGGCTTCGCGCCGATCGCGCTGCCAATTGATTTCGTCGTCTTTCTGGGCGAGGCGTTGTTTCAGCCGATCACGTTCTCGTCTTAGCTGGTCTCTCTCGCTATCGCGAAACATCTGCCCATGTCCATTCGGGCACTCCCAGCCGGTCTTTTTCTCGGCAGCATTCACGCACCATTTTTCAGGGAAGAAATAGACAACGCCGCATTGCGTGCATTGCAATCGTCTATATTCCATCGTTTCCGTGAACTGCATTACGCAGACTCCCCCGTCTTGCCGATGATTGCGACGTGCTGCCTCAGCGCCTCGGGCGGGATGATGGGGCGAGGGGTCATGGGCCGCATTCGTCGTCGTATTCGTCGCTCTCGACCGTGTGCGGCAACGCTGGCTGTGATCGGCGTTCGGCTTGATCCAGGGCCAAGCGAATGGCCGGTGGCAGGCTGTAGGCCTCGGTCAGTGCACGCCTTGCCGTCACCTCGTCGCAGGGCGTCAGGCAATAGATCGCCGAGCCGCCGTAGTACTGCGTCGCGATCATCTCCTCGTTCGGGCCGGGCACATCGACGCGCAGCATCTCGGCGCTCGCTACCGTCACTGTTGCGACCTTACCGGCGGTCTGGCGGTGGCCCATCAACTCGACGATGGCCCATCCCTCGAATTGCTCTTGCTCGGCCATCAGACCTTCTCCGTCTCGGCCATGCCCTGGATCTCCTCCCAGAACTTCGCCGCGTTCGCCGTCCGCTTCGCGATCCAATGGTCCGCGCCCGCGCGATTCCGTTCGATGATCGCCCGCTTGTCTTTGGCCTTCTCAACGTGCTGCTTGAAATTGCCGAACCAAGGCGTCGACCGCGGATAGCGATTCAGTAGCGCACCATCGCCGTCGAACAGCGCGACCGAATCCTTGTCGTTCACCAGCGGCTCCTCTTCTTCCGCTGGCGTCAGCGCAGCGATGCGCGCCGCGTAAGCGTCCTGTAGCGCCTTGTGCCAAGCCGTGGTCTGTTCGTCGGGATCGGTGACGAGCGTGTCCAGGGCTTCTTGATTGCTCTCCCAGACCCCTTCTAGCGCCGGCAAGTCCTTGGCCGCTTCGATTGCCGCCTCGACACGGTCGCAGAAGGCAGAGGAGAACAGGTTGTCTGCGACCTCGCCGGTAGAGTTTTTGAATTGATACTTGAGAGGACCCTTCGCCGGCGCGTCCTCGGCGCCGTCGTCGGTTTTCTCTGTCGTTGGGGCGCCGGCTCGCTTGCGCAGGTCACCCGAGATGTCGTCGGCGTGTGCTGGGCCAAACTCCTCATCCTTGGAAATTTCCCCGCGCCTGATCGAATTGAAGGCCACTCCAAGATTGGCCACGTCGAGGGCCGTCATCTTGTCGGCCGGCACGCCTATCTTCTTTTCGATCTGCTCGCGGGTGATGCCGATACCCGCGAACATCTCCAGGCAGTTCGCTATCCGGTTCGGCAGTGGCTGGCCGCCGCCCGTTTCCAGCGTCTTCATCGCCATAGAAATCGCTTCCTCGCGCAGCCACGGCGGAATGGCCCGAAGGATGCATTCGCGCAGCCGCCGGGCGCCCATGTTGGCGTTGTTCTCGTAGATGTCCCGCATATCTGTCAGGACCTCGGCACCACCTCTCTTGTCCCGCTTGTGCGGAACGATGAAGGTGTTGGTGCAGCGCATATTGGTCTCCAGATCCCACGCCACGGCGAGCATTTCGCTCTTGCCGTCCTCATCGTCCCGGCGCAATTCGGCAATGCCAAAGTCGATATTCCCCCAGCACCGCGCGATCTCGGTCGCCAAGTGGATGCTCGGCCCCGAGACAGACGAACCGCCGCGCGAGTATTTGAAGAAAGCGCGCTCGGCTACAGCCTGCATGGAGCATGTCTGTCGCACGCGCTCGATTGCCGCCGTCTGATCGCGCGGACGCTGCTGGGCGACGACGAGCGCGCCCTGTACTTGAGCGATAGCACGCGATTGTTCGATGTGCGTGGCCTCGCTCGATGGCGCCTTCATGTTGCTCTGCTGCAAAATGGCGTCTTTGGATACGGGTTGGTTCATGGGGTGTCCTCCAGGCTGAGAAGGTGGAAATAGACGCGTGCACAGGCCCGAACATCGACCAGGGCGTCATGTGCGCCCTCGATCTCCTCGCCAAAGAAATAGCGAATACACTCTTCGAGCTTGGGCGCCTTTGGTTTGTTGAAACCGGCTGCCAGCATGCGGTCGGTCGGCGGGAGGTTCACGATGGGCGTGGCCGTCTCCATGGTGCAAAAGAGAGTTTCTGATTGGAGCAGTTCCGCGATCTTCTCCTGCCCATTGCGGTATGCTTCCGCCTGCATCACCAGAAGATCGAAGGCCATGTTGTGAGCGACCAAAAGGTCGGATACTTCCACGAGCCTGAAGAACACACCCATGGCCGATTTGGGCGTGACGCCACAGCGGAAAGCGATCTCGTCCGTGATGCCGTGAACCCTGCTGGCCTGCTCAGGGATGCGCATCATTGGTTCTGGACGCACGATCAGATTGACGACCGCCCTCTCGGTGCCGTCGTCTTCGGTAAGAACAGCGCCCAACTGCACCAGACGCGGCTGCCCCTCCCAATTGGCTGGCTTCTTCTTGTCGACAAACCCGGTTGTCTCCGTATCGAAAAACAGGATCACGCCACTTCCTCCACATCAAAGCGCCCGGCTTCATGCTGGCGCTGCAATTCCATTTCGGCATAGAACGGCAACCCGACCTCGATCACATCGCGCGCGTAGCCTGGCCACTCGTTCTTTTCGAGGCATTCGGCGAATAGATGGATCGCCTTGCGGTTCTGAATGCGCCCCCAATCGACGGCGATCTGCTCGACCGCCTGGCACGTCACGATGTAGGGCGCCTCTTTTTCCTGCACGACGAAGTAGAACGATTGCGGCTTGGTGCCGGTGACGTTCTCGATTCCGTCGAGGTAAAGGGCGGCCTGCATGTGGTAGCCGTAGTTGTAAATGGAGCGCTTGAAATCTTCCGGCTTGGCGCTGGCCGCGGTCTTGTAATCTGGGATGTGGCGTAGCGCGCTGGGCAGGAAATCCGGCCGGCACCGCAACCAGACACCGGTTTCCCGGTCTTGCCAGAACAGTGACGGCTCCGATCTCCCGCTCATGAAGGCCGCCGATGCGAAAGGATGCTCCGCAAAGGCCTCCGTCATGGCTTGGATCTCGGCCCACTGCTTCTTGTTGATGACGTTTTTGCCCGCCTCCTCGGCCTCAACCTTTTCGGCCTTGGCGGCTTTTGTCTGGAGAGTCTCGTAGCCCAAAACATGGTTGTGTCCCCAGAACCACTCCTCTCCATGCAGCAGCAGATCGTTGGCCGTCTTGCCGATACTAAAATGGACTTTCGATTCCTCCGGTGGTCGATCCGGGTTGAGCGGGCTATGGAACCAGTACTTGGCCGGGCACTCATTCAGCAACATGCGCAGACCGCTCGACCCTATAGACGGCTCGACGCATGGCTGTCCGTGGTAAACCTCGGGCGGAATGTCATAGATGCCCGGCTCGCTGATCAGCTTGTTGTCGACAACAAGTTCGTTTGTCACGCCCACCTCCGCCTATGAGCCAACCACTTGCGCAGCGGCCGCGTGATTCTGTTGAGCATCGCCATCACAGCACGGGCGTCGACGGGACAACCGCCGGCGACTCTGCGCTGTTCTGCTCGCCTATCTGGCACCACTCCTCGATGCTCACGACAAACGGCGTCCGCTTCTTGCGCCGGGCCATCACGTAGCCGTCCGCAACGGTCATCAGCCGCATCGGGCCATACATGTCGCTGCGTTCCAGCGGGATGTGAGTGGGCTTGCTTTTCACGTCTCGACCCCGTGCTTATCGCGCCGATGGTTCGCCATGCCCTTCTTCTTGATGGCGCGACCACATTCGGGGCAGATCGCCTTTGTGTCGCTCAGCTTGAACGGGCGCTTCTCTTCGGCGGGCTTTGTGTCGGGGGTGGTCATTCGGCGCTCTCAATGGCCGAGGGTGCTGCCGCCTGTTCGATAATCTCGGCGGTCATGTTCTCGGCAACTTGACGTGAAGCAGCCACGAGTTCTTGCGCGCAAACGCCCAGGATGCGCTGGGATAGGGCTTCGCCGACATTGACTTGCACCACGCCTTGAGGCCCTTCGAAGGTGACTTTGCCGCGGTAGCCCGTCCATTTTTCCCATGTCTGGGGGCCGTTAAGTTGCAGTCCTTTCAACTTCATCTCTCATCTCCTCTTAGGTCGGGCGGTGGGCCAGACGCTAATCCCTGGCTGCACCGCTGCAATGCAGGTCTCTTGCCGTTTACTCTGCATTACCAAGTCGCTATGACCGGCAAGGTCATAACGGGAAGCATTTCCCCGCCGCCACCGCCCGTACCAATCCCGCACGCGAATCTGATACTGGTGGTGGTCATGCATAAATTTCCCTGATCTTGATTTTCCCGCATCTGGTGCAGACCCCGTATTGCACTGTGCTAGACTTTCCATCGATATTCGCGCCGCGCATTTCGCTCCACTCCCGCTCGTGACCACAAAAGCCGAATAGTCTGACTAGCCACTTCATTGTGCCCTACTCCAAAACCGCACGATCCCCGCCACGTCTTCGACGCCAGATAAATACGGCGCACCAAGCCCAATCAATGCTACTGCGGTGAACAGTGCTATTAGGTTGGAGAGGATGCGGTCGGTCATCTGCTCAGCGCCTCGTAGCAGATTATTGGGTCACCGCCCTTAACCGCACAGCGAGCTTGAATGGCACTAGCACCGCGCTGCATCATTTCAACCATGGCTGCGTTGTCGGATTTCGTGGAAGCAAAATTTTCCATTGTGGCTGTGGCGATTAAAGCCAACAAAAACACAGCTATTGTGACCCATATTGCGAACCAAAATTTACCTTGCGCGTCCATCACCTTCTCCTAATCAGTCGGGGCGCGGGCCGGGCGCAACTCCGGCTTCGGCTCGGCACCCGTTTCCGTGCGCTGCCTCCGGTGATTCCCAAATACAGCCCCCTGGGAGACTGCCGGCTGAGCCGGTTTAACCGCTTTCGCGATCTGGGCCAGTGCGTCTTTTCCGTACTGTGGTTTTTCCCGTCCGACCATCTCATGCGTGTCCGCTTTCCACGCCGCCGCTCCCGCGAAAACGCAACACGTTGCGCTTGCGTAGAGGCGGTCATTGCTTCGGTTCCGTCTCTTCCAAGGCATCCACTAGCGCCGCGTACTCGTATGAAAGACCTTGAAAACTTTCAGACGAACAATTCCCCCCTTCGATCATTGCGACGGTTAGCGCCTTGCCCCTTGTCCGCAACAACTCAACCGTGGCCTTGAGCCGGTCGATTTCGGCAATATCAGCTGCGTGGTTATCTGTTACGGCCTCGATTGTTCTGTGTGCGTTGGGTGGGGGGCATGGCTGCTTCCTGGCTAGAGCGTCGAGGGCGCCTGTCAATTCCCACGCCACCGACTGAGCTTTGGTGGAGATTGGCCCGAGGATTCGGCTTTCCAGCGAGATTTGGCGCAAGATATCGCGCGCTTTATTGGCGGCGGCTACAAGGTCACGGACTTCTTCACTCATGACCCACCACCGGGTTTTGCGTCGGCTATGGCTGTGCATGCGCGGTGCCATACTCGATAAATGTCGTCGTTATCCCAGCCCTCGCGATTCTCTGGGTCTGCCACCTGTGCGTGAGAGACGACTAGTTCATCGGCGGCACTCTCAAGCGCACTCAGCAGCGCCTCATGATTGTTGACTGCGCGGACTATGAGGGCGGCGTTTGCGTCGGCTTCTTCTGGTGTCATCCAGGGGCCGACCGGCGCGCAGTCGGCGATGCTGTCACCCTCTCCGTGTGCGATAACCCAGCGATGGACCGCCTTGCTTTCATCGACGATAAACCAGGGTCTGGGCGTTGCTTCACTCATGTCAGTTTGAACTCCTCAACCAGACGATCCACGGCGCCCGGAACCGCCTCACCATTTGCACAAACCTGAAAAGCGAGATCACCTTCTTCGGGGTCTGTGATTGTTAAGCTCACATCCCCTGTGGTTAGGACCTCGCATTCGAAGACGTACCCGGCGTCGATGATTTGGCGAGCCTTCTCAGCAACCGACGTTGGCCTCTCGATCGAGATTTCGACCCGCCGTCCGTCCGGCAGCTTGTATTGCGTGAAGGGGATCATTTGCGTTTTGACCTTCTCTGGTGTGCTAGGCATCGGTTCCACCTTCCTCGCGGGCGGCGGCGACTGCGGCCTCTATGGCCTCCATACCGCGCTGCGGCATGGGCGGTTCCCGGTGGCCGCACTTGCACGCTTCTCCGTCCCAAGAATTGACGCCGCCCTTACGCCACCCGCAGACTTTGCAGTATGGATGTAGCGGCGAAGCCTTCTCTGGTGAGGGTGTGCTAGGCATCGGTGGGCTCTGGGGATTTGCTGCGTTCTGCGAGCATTGCGTCGGTGGTTCCGGTCAAAATCCTTTCAACACAATCACAACACCAATAACGTCTGCCGGTTTGCCCAACGCGTTCGTACCAAGCGCCCTTGTGCAAATCAGCGTCACACGCCATGCACGGCCCGTAGTAGCCAACACGGGTGAATGGGTAGAGATTGTCTGGGTCAACCTCGATTTCACGCTCCAAGCTCGTCCCGAACAAATTGGTTTTGCCGCGAAAAATTATGATGCGCGGGAGTGCCAAACCACCGTCTTTGTCGTTTGCCATCGTTCTCTCCCTACTCAGCGGCACGTACGCGCTCGACCATTTTCGCGTGCCCAGCTACCGCTTCAGCCCATGTCGCATAGCGGTCCATTTCATCCGACAAGGGCCCGTCGAATACCAAGGTTTCGAACAGTTGTGGCGGCCCCTCTCCGAAAGAATGGTCGACGGCGAGAAACACGGTCGAGACTCTCACTTCCCCGATCTTGTTGTTTGCAACGCGCCGGTCGGCCGTTTGGTACCAAGTCGCCCACTTGAGCAAATCGGGTTCCGGCACCGCCTTTTCTCCGTCGAGAATGTATTTGTCGTCCATCTTCAACCTCACTCCGCCGCCTTCATTGGGCCAGTGATTGCCTGCGCCATGTCGGACTCGTAGTTCGCGCGCGGGTTCCAGCGGCGCACGGCTTCCTCTATCGTCGTGCCGTGAACGCAGGCCTCGCTGTGACATGCGCGGTTCTCGCAGGTGATGAACCAGTATTGCTCGCCTTCCTCGATGTGCGGCGGCTGGCCGCAGAAGGGGCAGACCAAAGGTGGTGAGGCCTTCAAGCTCGCTTGCGTGTCCGCGTCGAGCGAGGACCAGTTTTGGAAATCGGGAAGGGGGGCGGTCATGACGCGCGCTGCTTCCAATACTCAACCGCCATGACTTCCTGAGGCGTGCAATCGGCGCGATACCAGACCGTCTTGAGCGGTGAGATGAATCGCCAGCGCGCACGGGCCTTGAGAAGCTCACCAGCGCGCACGGCCTGATCCAAGACTCGGCGATCAAGATTCGAAAGCTGGCCAAGGTTCCATACGGGGGCGCCGTCAAGCGCTCGGTTCAGCCAATCGTATGTGCAGGTGGCCTGGGTCATGGCTTGGCGTCCTCTTTCTGCGTGATGAACAAAACGCCCCTCATTTGCAGCCGACCCCAGCGCGCCGATACCGTTCCGGTGTGACCCATATCGATCAGGTCTTGCTTGCTCGTGACGACACCGGATGCAGTCATGAGGTCACGGTTTGCGTCGAAGGCTGCCTGCATCTCGTCGCGGCTTTTGTAGTCGCGGCCACGAGCCGGCATGAGCGGCTCAATTCCGAACAGGTTGGTCATGGATACCACCACCCTTCCTGCACCCGCTTATTCGGGTTGGACGGGTCCTGCGCCGTGCGGGTGACGTACAGGAAGGCCAGCGTGATTATTGGATGGCGGAGGAGGAGGCGGAGCATGGTCATAGTGCTTCACCAATGACTTCTCGCTTGAGCGCGGCGTACTTTTCGTCGTCGCCAACCACGTCGCCAATAAGGGCGACAACCCACCAACGCGAACCTTTCCACTTGGGCGGCAAGAGCGTCGCGTGGAGCGAGCCGTCGCGGCACAGCCGCAGCGGCCCAGAAGCGGTTTCAACCGTTCCAGGCGCGACAGGTGAGTTGCCGCCGCCGTTGCAAGCCCGCCCATTACTGTCGGACCGCCAGAAAGCAATTTTGGCGCCCGATTTTTTGAGCGCCGCGAGGCGCGCACGTTGCTTGGCGGGCCATTTTTTTGAAAAGTATTTGATGGTTTGCACCCAATAGTCGCCGTAGCCGTAGCCGGAGCCGTAGCCGGAGCCGTAGCCGTAGCCGGAGCCGTAGCCGTAGCCGTCGCCGGAGCCGTAGCCGGAGCCGTAGCCGTCGCCGTAGCCGACCCAGCTAGGCACCTTGCCTCGGGTCAACGTCGCCACGGGAATTTCTCCCATGCTTCAACTGCGGTAGCCGTACACTCGGCAACGCTGGTGATGTCGCGTAGTTCGATATCAGCGGCGGGGCCGACCTTTGCACCGCTCGCGGGACCGGCACTCGCAAGGCCGATAAAACCCCGGTTCTCGCTCGGCCAATAAATGCAACAGCGGCCCGCGCGTAGCTTAATGGTGTTGCCGTCGGTCTTCGTCGCAAAACCGAAGAAAACCCCACGGTGGGCCGTGGTCACGAGTACCGCACGTTCTTTTGTCTTGCGGGCGGGTTTGGGCTTCGTCTTGGCTGGCATGGCGCGGCTCCCAGGTTGTGTTCCTGAGAGATAATATCAGAGAAAAACTCTGAGAAGTCAAGGGGTATTCAGAGAAAAACTCGGCGCACGAAACGGCCTGCCGAACGCAGTGCCGAAAAAACCGGGGAAATTAAAGGTTACCGGGGGCGGTTCTTGCGCTCGATCTCATCAATGGCGTTGCGCAGCTCAAAGGTCAGCCCCCGCTTATCGCCGGAGAACACATAGTCCTGAGTGACGTTGAACACCGCCTTGAGATGATCGACAAACCAGGGCCGGGCCAGCACCTCACCGGATTCCCATTTCTCAAGCTGGGCACGGCGGCGGGCCACTTCTGATTCTTCAAGCTGGTTGCCGAACAAGTCCCGGATGAATGCCGGGCGCTTCGGATACCCCAACGCCAGCCGGACGCGCTCAAGACGTTCCCCACACTCTTTGAGGTAGTTAACCGGCGCGTCTCGGCTTTCCCGATCCATGCCGAAATTTTCGTTGAGTGCCATCATCCAGTCGTCGCCCAAATTGTCTACTTGACAACTCAGAGAAAAACTCTGAGTATTGCGTCGTGTCAGAGCACGCGACATTGATCGACGCCCTAGGAGGCGGGACGAAGCTGGCCAAAGCCTTGGGCGAGATGGCCGGTGAATCATTAGACCGTGAGGCGGTCTACAAGTGGAAAACGGCGGGTGTTCCCTGGAAGTGGCGCTTCCAGGTCGCCGCCCTGGCCAAAGAGGCCGGAAAGCCGCTCCCGGAGGGGTTTTTACCGGAAGCGGCTGCCTAAGGGGGGTTAATCCATGCCGTTCGTCTCGCAGCCCATCCGAACCATAACCCGCCGGGCTTCCTCGATGAGCGGTTCGAGGTCCTTGGCCTCGCGCAGGTGTTGGGTTTGGAGTCTGTGGAGCGCTGCCAGATTGGTGCGCAGGTGTCGGCAGAGTTCTTCGTTGGGCATAGGCGCTTGCCTCCCGAGGTTGGTATTCCTCGGGGCATCGCAAGCGGCGTGCCATCGTGATATTGGACCGGGCCAGGGCCGCGACTTCGGGGCAATTGTGTGCGGCGGCATAGCGGCGTTGCAGGGCGGCGGAATTCAAAAGTCCATGAATCGCGCGGGCGGTGTCCACATCGGCCCTCCTGGCAAGCGAAATCAATCACATACCCAAGCATGTAGAGCCGGTTTCCGGCGTGCGGTTTGGCGTATTGGGGGTATACGCAGATTCGCATACCGCAACTGCGGATTGCGGCTAAGGCATTGTGAAATCTTGTATTTACCGAAAATGCCATTTGCTGCGTTGCGGCAGCCATCATCACTAATCCGTGAGCGGAGCCTAGTTCTGGCCTGCTGAGACAAGGAATTCGGGGGGATTCAGTGACCGACCTATTTCTCATCACATCGGCAGACGATCTGGCCGCCTGGGCGTTCATTTCGCTCATGGCGATTGCCTGCGGTCCTGCTCGCGGGAGGAGTTGGCCATGGTAGCGACCCTCATGGACGCAGGCTCATTGGTGTGGCTGTCGATCGCGCCGCTGGCTGTTGCGCTGATTGTCGGCAAGGCGATCCGGCGCAACACGGCTGGCTGGCCGGGGCCGGACGACGCTTACCCACGGCCACCGTCGCCGCGCGGGAGGGCTTGGTAACCGCTCTAACGGAATCACGGCGACCGCCGAAGCAGCCGCCGCGCCTCCGAATTGACGTGGGATAGTCCGTAGCACTGGACGACCTTCCCACGGAACGACCGACAAGCTCTTGGATAAAAAACCAAAGGTCTTACACCGCCGTGGATTGGACGACAGACTCACTCAAGGCCCGAATTAAATGTGTCTTGGACGACTTGGCCAGCAAGGCTCCGCACGTCAAGACGTTCTTGATGGACGTGGCTGTGGCCACAGATTCGAGCGTTTCGTCGGCCCGTAATTGGTGCAACGGCGATAATTCTCCGGACGCCGCCTCGTTGCTTAATCTCATGGACAATCTGGAAGGCTTCGAGGGCGAGCTTCGCGGCGATATGGCGCACCGTGCCGCCACTGCCGAGCGCGACCTGGCGATATTAAAGGACCAATTGCGTGAATTGAGCAATGGCAAGTGTACACCCGAAAGGGTCGTGCCCCTGGATATGAAGGGCAAAATCTCATGACCGCTTCACATGAAACTATGCCGCGAATGGCCTCCCTGGTCCCGCGGCCCCTGGCGGCGGGAGCGCAGTCCCCCCGACGGACTCCCGCCGTCACCCCTTAACCGGAGGAGATTGAACCTGTGGCGAAAGACCTAAAGCAAGCGACCGAGCCGGCGTTGAACTCTGATGCGCGGGCGGCGGCGATTCGAGACGGTTTTGCGGCGATCTACGGCGTCGATGGCAACATCGAAAGCGTGCGTGCAGAGCACATGACGCCGCTGACGGAATTGCAGACCAAGAAGTGGCGAACCCTCAAAAAGGACCTGAACATCCCGCGCAAGGTCCTCGAGCTGCAGTACAAGCAATACAAGCTCGCCAGGGAGGCGATGGCGGACGAAGACGAGAATAACACCATCGAGAACATGCGCGAGACCTTCCTGGCCCTACACCCTGGCGGCCAGGTCGACTGGATCGCGGCACTGTCCGCGTAGGCCTGCCCCATGCTCCCCATCCTGGTCCTCGACCTCGCAACCAGACTCGGGTTCGCGGTCATGCGGAACGGCGGCAACCGGCAGATTGTCTCCGGTGTGCATGTCGTCGCGAAGCCGCGCACTGGGGTGGGGGCCTTTCTGGCGGGGTACGAAGACTGGCTCGCTCAGATGCTTTTCGACGAGGTGCCGGCGGTCGTGGTCTTCGAATCCCCGATCATGCCGACGACGACGACGCCCGAGGTGCTGCGCAAGCTGATCGGGCTGGCTGGTTGCACCGAGAAGATGTGCCACCGCGACAAAATCACCTGCTACGAGGCCCGCAATTCCACCGTCCTCAAATACTTCACCGGCTACGGCGGCGGATCGCGCGAAGAGCGCAAGGCCAGCGTCCTAGCCGAGTGCCGGCGGCTTGGCTTCAAGCCCGAGGACGACAACGAAGCCGATGCGCTGGCCATCCTGCACTACGCAGTTCATCGACTTGGAATAGAGGGAAAAGCAGCATGAGTTACGGTAAGACGGACCTCGCCATGCGCGCCGCAGTAGTCGAACTGCGCAACAAGCAACTCACTATGAGCGAGGTCGCCGCCAAGCTGGGCATCACCAAGAACGCCGTCGCGGGCCATTGTAATCTAGCCCGAGAGGCTGGGGTCCATGTCGAGAGCGTCGGCAGCTTCGGATTGCAGCCGCGCAAGAAACCGATCTCGCCCAAGTATCGGGGCGCGCTGTCTCGGAAAGCGGCGAACAGCTTGCCGGAAATGAACTCGACGGTGGCACCGGAAACGTCCGCCGAAGCAGTCGCTTTGCCGGACAAGAAACAGGTTGTGAGCCAGCCAGCATCGATCCCGCAGCGCGTCCGCACCTGCCAATTCATAGCCGGTGAGCGTGGCGGCAAACGGCGCGTGGACTTTGCCCTCTACACGGATCCCGACGTGTTTTGCGGCGAACCGGCACGAGAGGGCTCGTCGTACTGCCCGGCCCACCACCGGAAAACGCATACCCGCCCCAAGCAGCAGGACGGCGCGGCCTTTGTCCCAGGCACCGTCGGCGCGGTCGATACAGCATGGCGATAGCGGTCGCCAAAGACGGTCCTGCCATCGAGCCGCTGCAGGCGGTGCTGCTGTGATGGACCTCGGGCCCGTGATCGAAACCCTGCGCGGCGAGCGTGACACGGCGAGCCTAGAGATCACTCGATTGCAGGAGATTATCGAGGGGATCGACGGCGCAATCGAGTCGTTGAACCGATTGGTGCCGGTGGCGCCAAAGACCGCCGACAAAGAATCGGAACTTGAGGGTGCGCCGGCGGAAGAGCCTAAGCGGACATGGCCCGAGGATGATGACGAACTGCGGCGTCTGTGGGCGGAGGGTGTACCAACTAAGTTGATTGCCTCGACCCTCAATCGCAGCGCCGGCACGGTTTACCAACGTGTTTACGCGTTGGAATTGCCGAAGCGGCCCAGAGTCAAGAAGGATGCCACCCGCCCGCCATCTACCGGCCATTCGGCCGCCAAACGACGGGCCCTGCGGAAAGACGTCAAACCCAAGCGCCGGTTCGGCGAGCACTTCAAGGCCGATCCGGAGAACGTCAACGGGCTCGATCCCGCGCATGCGGCGTTAGCGGAGGCCCGCACCATCTTTCCCAAATCCGTCGTGGACCCCAAGGATTCACCGCAGCTGCTGGTCAGCGGCGCGAACCAGCGCAAGATAGGCGACCGCGTCGTCAAGGGCCCGTGGTCCGGGATGCCAATCTACTGCCTGACCCTCGAGGAGCGGGCGACCTGCCCCAAGACCTGCCATCACTGGTCGACCTGTTACGGCAACGGTATGCCGAGGGGCCGACGGCACCGGCATGGGCCGGAGTTGCAGTTCGGGCTGACCACGGAGTTGATCGCCCTCGCGGGCAAGTACCCGAAGGGCTTTGTCGTGAGGCTCCATGTCCTGGGCGACTTCTACTCGACCGAGTATGTGCGAGCCTGGGGCGATTGGCTCGAGATGCTACCGGCCCTCCATGTCTACGGCTATACGGCTCGGAAGCCGGAGTCCGAGATCGGCTACGTCCTCGAGAAGCTCAACAAGACCTATTCGGATCGGTTCGCAATCCGTTGGTCCGATCCGGATCCGGGCCCGATGCGCGCCGTGACGATCTGGCGCAAGCCGGAGGCCTCGGTGGTGCCCGAGGGTATCGTCTGCCCGGCGCAGACCGATGCCACGGATTGTTGCGGGACCTGTGGGCTGTGCTGGTCGCCGGCGGCGAGGAACAAGAGCATCGCTTTCATCGCCCACGGGTCCCTGGGTCGATCGGCAACGCCCGCGCCGGTAGAGGAAAATCTCAAAGGCCGGGAGCCCTGGCCGTCCGAAACCAGGAATCGCGACGACGAAGATATCCACAAGCCTGTCGACGTACCGGTCGCTGCCGACCGCCCATTTGCGGAGCCGCTTGATCGCCGCTGCGCCCGCTGTCAGCAAATCTTCAAAGCAATTCGGGCCTCTGAGACGTTGTGCTCGCTGTGTACTGGCGGCGCTAAGCAACGCGGGCAGTCGGCTGCCGATTGGGCCCGCGCATGACCGTCGTCGACCTGGCCCTGACCGAGCGCTTTAGCCCCGAGATAGCCTTCGAGGTCGCCGATGAGCACCTGCGGTACAGGCTCGCGGATGGTTGGTGTCTGCGCATGATCCTGGTTGAGATCGGCGCCGAGTGCCCCATGCACCCACGAGAGGACGACGTCATCTTGGCCTTGGTCGCCTATTGGAGGCGCCTGGCCGCTGTTCGGTGCGAGGCCGCATGATCGCCCACCCGCAGAAATTCCGGCTCCTGGGTCGGCGCATCAGTGACCGTTGGTGGGCTGGCATCGAGCACATGACCGAGGGGGTCGACTACGAGCGGGTCGAGCCGCAGATCGTCGACCATCTGCCTGCCGGCGAGTGGTTCTACAACGTCATCGGTGCGGGATTCGACTACCACGACTGCACGATCTGCTTCCCGAACGGACACAAGGCAATCGACAATCTTGGCCAGCGGAAGGGTGGCGCATGACCCTGGCCACTGTACAGATCGACCAGATGCGCCAGCGAGGCATGTCGGACACGGCAATCCGTCGGGCCTTCGGCCTAAGCTGCAAAGAGGCCTCTCAATACGGCCTGGCTACGTCCGTGGTGCATTCGAGCCAGCCGCCAGAGCCAGAACCAGATCCCATCCCCGAGCCCGGGCCGCCCGAAACCAATCGGGGGCCCCTGATGGTCGACGTCCTGACCGCTGTGGCCGACGCCGGCGGTGTCAGCCGCGCCGATATATTGAGCATCTCGCAAGTCCGTGGCTTAACGCCGTTGCGGCACCTGACCATGTACCTGCTCCGCGAACTTTGCTCCGGGGCGTCATTTGCTGCCATTGGCCACTTCCTGGGGCGCGACCAAACCAGCGCCCACTATTCCTACACAGTTGCGCGGAACCGCCTAAGTCGCGAACCGAAGTTCCGCAAAATCCATGACGATGCCTGTCGTGCACTGCGCCGCCGCTGCGGCGTCTCCGTCGGGGTGTGGCCATGACGGTCCAGATCATCCTCGGCGATGCCTTGACGCGCCTGCGCGAGTTGCCGGCAGACAGCGTGCATTGCTGTGTCACGAGCCCGCCTTACTTCGGCCTGCGCGACTACAAGGTTGAGGGACAGATAGGGCTGGAGCGTACGCCAGAAGAGTTCATAGCGAAGCTGGTTGAGGTATTCCGCGAACTGCGGCGGGTGCTGCGGCCGGATGGAACGCTTTGGCTGAATATCGGGGACAGCTATGCCAGCGAACCGACCAAGGGCCGCGTGACAGCCCAGCAATCTGGCAAGGAAAAGTATCTCAACGGGCAGCGGAACCAGTGCCGGTTTGTCGGTGGTGATATCAAGGCCAAAGACCTGATGATGATCCCGGCGAGATTGGCACTCGCGCTGCGTTCCGATGGTTGGTGGCTGCGCAAGGATATTATCTGGCACAAACCCAACCCGATGCCGGAGAGCGCGATGGATAGGCCGACCAGTTCGCATGAGCATGTGTTTCTGTTGGCTAAATTCGGGCGTTACCACTATGACGCCGCCGCCGTGCGGGAGCCATTTGCCGATGGCCGCCAAGGGCGTGACTACAAGATGCCCGACGGTTGGGCCACGCATGAAGGTGGCCATGGCTCATTTCACAAGGATGGCCGTGAAAAGGGAAGGCCAGCGCGTGAGCGAAATCGCGGTGGTCGCGCCGACGGGTTTGCCAAGCCGAACAATATCGATCCATCGGCGAACGGCGGGCGTAACTTGCGCGACGTTTGGTCGATCGCCACCGCGCCATTTCCAGGCGCACACTATGCGACATTTCCGCCCGCGTTGGTCGAGCCGTGCATCAAGGCGGGCTGCCCAAAAGGCGGAACCGTGATCGATCCATTCGGTGGCGCCGGCACTACCGGGCTGGTCGCCGACAGACTGGGGCGCAACGCCATCCTGATCGAGATCAACCCGCATGACGTGGATATGGCCAAGCAGCGCATCGAGGATGAAGCACCAATGCTGGCGAGCGTCGAAGTGGTTGGTGAGGTCGCCCAATGAATAGCCCCGCGCACATGAACGACCCGCGCGATGCCGAGATCGAGGATCGCCCGCCGGTCAACTACGAGGCTGAGCAGGCCTTGCTGGGTGCCATCCTGGCTAATGACAGGGCCTATGACCGGGTATCGGATCGCTTGAAGGCCGAACATTTCGCCGACGGCGCTCACGGCCGGATCTATGCGGCTTGTGCCAAGCTGATCGAAAGCGGCAAGACCGCCAATGCTGTCACGCTCAAGAACCTATTCGAGCACGACGAGGCGCTGGCCGAGGTCGGGGGCGCGGTCTATCTGGCCAAGCTGCAAGGATCCTACGTCACGATCATAAACGCCAAAGATTACAGCGACACGATCATCGAGACTTGGCTGCGGCGTTCCATCATCGATATCGGAGAGCACTACGCCGGCAGGGCCCGTCTGGGCGACACAGAGAACGGCGCCGATGCCATCCTCGAAGAAATGGGAGTGGAGATTGCAGAGGCCGGCGAGGTTGGCGTTGGCGAGGCTCCTGGACGCGCTCTGCCGGATGTTCTGGATGCCTGGTTGGAGAATGTCGAGGCGGCGCGCAAGGCCGGCGGGATCCTCGGTGTGTCGACGGGCCTAACCGCGCTCGACGACAAGTTGGGCGGGCTGCACCGGTCTAACTTGGTCGTTTTGGCGGGGCGGCCGGGTCAGGGCAAGACCGCCTTGGGCCTCACCATAGGCCAGAACGCGGCGCGCGCCGACAAATCGGTTCTAGTCCTATCGATTGAAATGACTGACGAGCAGTTGGGCGGCCGGCTCTTCGCCAGAGAGACCGGGGTGAGTGTCGATCGGCAGCTTCGCGGCAAGGTCTCGGACGCTGATCTTCTGGCCCTGGGCAACGCGCGGCGCGCCATGCACGACCTCAACCTGGCCATCGAGAGCCCCCGGCACCCAACGGTTCAGGCCTGCCGGGCCAAGGCCCGCCGCATCAAACGCCGCAAGGGCCTCGATCTGATCGTCATCGACTATCTGCAGCTTATGACCGGCGCCCACCGCATGGATAACCGGGTGCAGGAGATCTCGATCATCACGCGCGAACTCAAGAAAATGGCCGTCGATCTCGATGTGCCGGTGCTGCTGCTCTCTCAGCTTAACCGCCAGGTCGAGGCCCGCGATGACAAGCGCCCGAACCTCGCGGATTTGCGGGACAGCGGCTCGATCGAGCAGGACGCCGATGTCGTCATGTTCGTGTACCGGGAACATGAATACGAAAGCCGCAGCGAGCCGCGGCGAAAGACCGGCGAGAGTGTCGAAAAGTTCACGGCCCGCGAGGCCGACTGGCGGGGGAACCTAGCCAAGACCAAGGATGTGGCGGAAGTCCTGATCCGCAAAAACCGGCATGGCCCGACCTCCGACGTGTGCCTGCACTTCGACGCCGGGCGGACGACTTTCGGCAATCTCGGCGACGTTTCGTCCACCTCGCCTGTGGACCAGGAGTTGGAATTTTAGATGGCCAAGAAGCCGATCAAGATCGATTACTCGCCCTCGGATTTCCTTGGCGGCACCATTTTGCTCAGCCCTTGGGAAGAGTTGGCCTATCGCCGTATCTGCGATCTGATCTACGTCATGGACGGTGAATTGCCAGACGACAAGGCGCTCGCTGATCTCACGAAAACGAAGAGCAGATGGCCTGCCGTCCGGAAACGGCTCCTTTTTTTGGAAAAAATACAGGTAAAAAATGGGCGCATTTTTAACGAAAGATGTACCGCAGAATTAATCAAAAAGAGAGCGATGATCGAAAAAGCGCAGCGTGGCGCTGAAATGACTAACACGCAGAAAAAAAAGAAAACCCGAGACGCCGTAGCGACCGCACAGCGTTCCGCAGGGCGCGACGCAGGGCGTTCGCCTGAGGGGTCGCCTGGAGGGTCGCAACCCTTAACCCTTCCTATTAATAGAGAGTCTATAGCTAACACCGAGTCTAGTAGCCCCGCGCGCGAGCCCACCGTCGCCATGACCGTGGCTGATGAGTGTTTCAAGCTAACCGGCATAGACCCGGAAGGGTTGCGTGACTTCGGATCCTCTGACCGCCAGACCGTGGCAAGCTGGCTCAACGCCGGCGCCGACCCCGAACGGCACATCTACCCGACCATCGAGCGCATCATGGAGAACCGGCCCGAGCCGCCGAACACGCTGCGCTACTTCGGCAAGGCCGTGCACGAGGCGATCGAGAACGTGCCGGTCCAACCCAACGGCGCCGACGCCAAGCCCAACCCATGGGCCTACCCGAAGAAACTCGAGAGCGAGTACCGCGCCACAGACCGCCAATGGTGGGACCGGCTGAAAAATTACCACCTGCATGACTTCTGGCACGACCAGTGGGGCGATAACCCGGACCAGCCGGGCTGCCAGTGCGACACCGAGGTCATGGCCCTGTGGCGGGAGCGTGTGGCGGAGAACGAGGCAACGGAGGCGCTGGATGCGGATTGAAATAACCACCGTCGGCAAGCTGCGCGAAGCCTTGGCCGATATCGCCGACGATACCGAGATATGGGCTCAGACTTGCGGCGTGGACGGGAGCGCGTGGAACATGCAAGCCACGCTTGCCGACATTCCGACTGCACAACCACGAAAGCTGGTGGTCACCCTGCGCCACCCAGACCTCTGTACGTTGCCGGAGTGGGGTGCAGCGCCCGAGCAACCTTCCGCCGATAAGGACCACAGCGGGTGAGTAACAAAACAATGGCCCGGCGTGGCTTCCTGAAAGCCCTTGGCGCTGCCCCGGTCGGTGCCCAAATGGCCGCACAGGATTTAAGCTACCGCATGGCGGGCGTCGGGAAAATCGGTGGTGCCTTGGGCAACATAATGTCGGCCGGGCCTCTTGCGGGTGCGTCGTCACAAGTAACGTTTCAAAACTTCGCGTCGTGGTTTCGCGAATTCGGAGCCGTCGCCATTCGCCGCGAATCTCGGGAAGTAACGAGCCTGGACGCCGACATCGTGACAATGCACTTGCCGCTAGCAACGAAGGTCAGAATGCAGCGCGAGAGAAATTATCAGTGGCTACTGGAAAACAAACGCGACTGGTTTGGCCGCGAACTCAAAAACCACGGGAAGGTCGATTGGTGGCCATGACCAAGAATGACGAACCGCACAAAACCTAACCGGGAGAAGGTGAGATGAACGTACGTACGATACCGATTGCTGGCGTTTTAAGGGGGGCTACGTTCGCGAGTCGCATAACTCAGCTTGGTGACTACCTTTTAACCAAGTTGCGCACCACGCCTCATCCTAGGGCGATTAGCGGCCTATCTGGGAATCGAGCAAACTTCGCGGAAACCGCGGAAACCTACGAAGCCGAGGCCGCCAAGGACACCGAGGGACGGTGACCCACGCGATGCCCCGAACCCCTGAACGCATCGCCGCCATGCGGGCTCAAGGCATGTCCGAGGCGGCAATCTACCGAGCCTTGGGTTACCCGGCGTGTTCGGATTTTATCCTGACCATGGGGCCAGACCCGATACCGGGGGAGGAAGTGTTCGAGCCCGGGATGCATCGGATCGTCGAGGCCGTGGCGTTGGAACTTGGGGTCAGGAGCGCCGAGATCATGGCACCGAGCCGGCGTGGCGATGACCAAGCGGTGCCGCGGCAACTCTCCATGCTGTTGATCCGCGAGACTCTGGACCAGGCCACACTGGCCCGCATCGGGGAGTTCTTCGGCCGCGACCACACCACGGTGCAGCACGCGATCCGCCGGGCCGAGACCGTGATTACCGAGCAGCCGGGCATGGCCCGCGCCATCGCGGTGGTGCGCCGGGGCCTGGCATCCCCACCGGTACGACCAGAAACGGGATAAAACCAACACATGGGCAAACCCCTTCCGATCCGGCAGCAACGCTTCGTCGAGGAATACCTCATCGACCACAACGCAACCCAGGCAGCAATCCGGGCTGGCTACAGTGCCAAGACCGCCGAGCAACAGGGGCCGCGGCTGTTGGGGAATGTTGGTGTGGCAAGAGCCATCACTGCCGCGATAGCAGAATTGTCCCAACGCGTTGAAGTCACACAAGAAATGGTGGTCTCCGGGTTATTCCGAGAGGCCACGTTGAAGGGGGAGGGGTCCAGCCACTCGGCGCGCATCTCGGCCTGGTCCCTGCTCGGCAAGCACCTGGGCATGATGGTCGATCGAAAGGTCATCGGCTTGAAGCGCTTCGAGGACATGACGGATGAGGAGATCAGATACGTCCTTGGCGGTATCGCCGACGAGATTGGAGTTGCTGAGGCAGGCCCACCAGCGGGGTCTAACGGTTTTAGCCGAGCGTGATCGGGTCGAGGAACAGCGCGAGACATACGCCAAATCGTTGAGATCCTACGTCGCCGGGGCCTGGCACATCGTCGAGCCGGCCTCACCCTTCGTTCCAAATTGGCACATTGATGCGATCTGCGAGCACCTCGAGGCGGTAAGCCGGGGGGAGATTCGCCGGCTTCTCATCAACATCCCACCGCGCTGCATGAAATCGCTTCTGGTCTCGGTTTTCTGGATGACCTGGAGTTGGACCTGGGACGCGGCCAAGCGGTGGCTCTACGCCAGTTATGCCCAGCCGCTCAGCACCCGAGACAGCGTGAAATGCCGGCGCATCATCGAGAGCGCCTGGTACCGGGACCGCTGGGGCGACAATTTCACACTAACCGGCGACCAGAACCAAAAAACCCGCTTCGAGAACGACCGGACCGGATATCGGATCGCGACCTCGGTTGACGGCACCGGTACGGGTGAGGGCGGCGATGTCCTGGTAGCCGACGACCCGCACAACGTCACGGAGGCCCTCTCCCCGGTGCAACGCGAAACGGCGCTGGTTTGGTGGGACGAAACCATGGCGCTGCGGCTCAACAACCCCAAGACAGGAGCCAAGGTCATCGTGATGCAGCGTCTCCACGAGGGGGATTTATCTGGCCATACGCTGCAAAAGGGCGGCTACGAGCACCTGATGATTCCCATGGAGTACGAGGCTGCTCGCCACTGCGTGACCTCGCTTGGCTGGGAAGACCCGCGCCGGGAGGAGAATGAATTGCTCTGGCCGGCCCGGTTCCCGCGTGAAGTCGTCGAGACAGCGAAGGTCGACCTCGGGACCTACGCCGCAGCGGGTCAGTTGCAACAACTTCCGGCACCGCGCGGCGGCGGCTACTTCGAGGAAGATTGGTTCCGCTGGTACGACGAGCCACCGAAGCGCGAAACGCTGCAAATTTACGGAGCCTCGGACTACGCCGTGACTGAGGACGGCGGTGACTGGACCGTCCATGCCGTGGCCGGTATTGATCCGACCGATAATCTCTTCCTGCTCGATCTGTGGCGGGGTCAGACGGCCTCGGATGTCTGGATTGAGATGCTGTTGAACATGATGCAGCGGTGGAGCCCGATCGAGTGGGCCGAGGAGGCCGGGCAGATCAAGAAAAGCGTCGGGCCCTTCATCCACAAGAGAATGCAGGAGAGCCGAGTATATTGCTATCGACGGTCCTATCCCTCGGCAAAGGACAAGGCGACCCGAGCCCAGGCGATCCGGGGTCGGATGGCACAAGGCAAGGTCTATCTCCCACGGAAAGCGCCATGGATCGAAGATCTCAAATCCGAACTTCTGGTGTTCCCTGCGGGCATGAACGACGACCAGGTGGACGTCCTGTCCCTGTTCGGCCGGATGCTGGCCCGGATGGTCAAGGGGCAACGGGAGGATCAACCGCCGCCGCCGATCTCCACGCTCGAGGACGTGACCATGCAGAAGCTTTGGGAAGACCAGGGGCCGCAGCGGCAACGCTCGCGGATCGGGCGGTGATCCGGTGGGCTGGTGAGATCGTGGCGCAGTTGGAGATCAATCCCCGGGTCGGCGCCAAGCTTGTGCCGGTCGGTAGTTCACGCCGGACCATCACGCGGTTGAAGCGCGAGTTACGCCGGCACCGCCGGTATCTCATGGCTGGCGTGTTGCCACCCGGGCTAGGCCAGGGTTTCACCATCGAGGCAGAGGCATGAGCGAAATCTTCGATCCATACCGCATCCTCGACGTGCCGAAAGACGCAGCGGCGCCCGCTATCAAGGCGGCGTTCCGGGAGCGCAGCAAGGCAACGCACCCCGACGTGGGCGGCAACATCGAAGCATTCGTCGCGGTGCGCCGGGCCTACCTGGTTCTCTCCGATCCGGCGAAGCGCCTGCGCTATGACGAAACGGGCGCGGTCGACGACGATAGCGACCTGCGGTTCCACGGTTATGTGGCGTCCCTGCAGGCCAAGCTCTTCGAGGAAGTGATTGGCACCGGCCAGGCGTTCCGGAAGGACGTCGATATCGTCAAGGCCATGGTGAACTGTGCCGGAGAAGCGGCCGGTATGGTGGCCAAGGGATTGTCGGAGGCCAGGGAACACCGCGACCGGTTGCGGGCGTTGGCGGGCCGGATCAGCCGCAAGGAGGGCGACAACCTTTTCCGCGCCATCGTGGAGCGTAAGGCCACGGACGTCGAGACGCAGATCGCCGTGATGGAACGGGAGACCAAGGGCTTCGCGGCGGTGCTGGCGGAACTGGAAACCTACGAGTGCGTGACCGAGTTGGCCCAACACGTCTCGGTGTTCCACGGCCTGAGCACTACCACCAACATCTTTGGTTCGTACTAGGAGGCGATCTGACCATGCTGGAAAACATCCCGCTGGATATCCCGAGCCGCGCGCATCTGTCGTTCGAGGCGGTCGCCGCTGCGGCCCGGACCGTGACCGAGAACAGTGATGATATCAAAAACCTCGGCTTTCGAGGCGTCACGCTGTACCTCGATATCACGGCGGCCTCCGGCACGACGCCGACGCTGGATATCAAGCTGCAGACCAAAGACCCGGTGAGTGACGGCTACGTCGACATGCCGGGCGCGGCGTTTGCACAGAAGACCGGCGCCGGCTCCGACACCCTCACCGTGTACCCGGGCGTTGGCGAGACCGCGAACCGTTCGGTCAGCGATGTGTTGCCCGAAGACTGGCGCATCGTCTCGACCATCGGCGGCACGACGCCGAGCTTCACGTACTCGATTGGCGCGGTGTATCTGCGATGAGCAAGAAGCAGCCGCGAGAACGGCAGTGAGGTGAAGACCAGTGTCCAGTAGCCGACATCTGCACGGTCAAAACCACGGCGGCGGCGTTAGCCAAAATGTGTCGCTAACAGGCGGTGTGTTATCGCGCCGCCAGTTCTTCATCGCCTTAGCGGCCAGCGCTGCAGCGGCGGGGATGGGCTTGCCGATCGGCGTCGCAGTAGCAGGAACGCACAGCCCCGGCCGACTTGTCCTCAGTTGCGGGTATCACCGCGGCGACATTGACGAGCTATTCGGTATGGAGCCCGAGCATGATTGGGAGCCAAGCACGCGCCTCACAGAGCGCGAGCAAACCATGGCCCGGCTTATAGAGCAGCGCGTTGAATATCTGTTGTTGCCGCCATGGCAACGGGACGGCATGGCGTGATCACCCTCCGCACAGTGCAAAGCCTAGTTAAGACACTTTTCGGCGATCGACGTGTGAAGTTCGTCCGCGCCGAAACGCACTTAAACATGGATGCGATCGCCTTCATCGGTACTCGGGTTCCCCGGGGATTAGAAGGCCTTATCGAGCCGAGCAAGCCGTGTCTGGTCCGCGTGATCGTTACTGGCCTTGAACTCGTGGTGTACTCAAGCAGGAGAAAATTGAAGAAGGCGCTGCGCCGCCGAGTGCATGACGCAATCTATGCGGTGTTTCCCTGATGGCTGAGCCCACCGGCACCCAGGTCGAAACCACCAAGGACTTCGGCAAGGACACAGCATCCGTGGCCCGCCGCTGGCATGCGGAACTCAAGGCCTCGGAGAAATATTTCAGCGACCACATCAAGCGCGCCGACAAGGCGGTCAAACGGTTCCGCGACGACGAGGACGACACCGGCCGGCGCGACGACAGCGACCGTTTCAACGTCTTCTGGTCGACAATCAAGACGCTCCAGCCGCTGGTCTATGCCCGGCCCCCGAAGGTGGAGACCGAGCGCAAGTTCAAGGACCCCGACCCGGTCGCCCGCGCCGCGGCGCAACTGATCGAGCGCACACTCGGGAACATCGTTGATGTGGATCCCTTCGAGGAAGCCATGGAGGCGGCTCGAGACGACTACCTGTTGGCCGGTCGTGGTCAAACCTGGTGGCGGTATATTCCGACCTTTGGCGAGCCGGAGAAGGGAGACGACGGCAAGGAGTTCAACCCCGTGGTGGCCGAGCGGGCCGAGCCCGAATTCGTCCACTATAGGGACTTTCGACATACCCCGGTGCCGCTGTGGGGTAAGGTCACCTGGGTGGCCCGCCGGGTTCTGATGACCCGTGACGCCCTGGTGGACCGGTTCGGAGATATCGGCAAGGAGGTTAATCTCAACCAGCGCACGCCTGGACTTACCGACGATGAAGCCAGCCAGTACGGCGATGTCTTCCAACGCGCCGCCGTGTGGGAGATATGGGACAAGACCAAACGCGAGGTGGTGTGGGTCGCCGAAGGCTTTCTTGACAAGACGCTCGATACCAAGGCCGACCCCTTGGGCCTCGAGGGCTTCTTTCCGTGTCCCAAGCCGCTCTACGCGAACTCAACGCCCAACACCACGGTGCCGGTCCCGGATCATCACCAGTGGCGCCATCAACTGGGCCAGCTTGATTCGATCTCAGAGCGCATCTCGCTGCTGACCGAGGCCATCGCGGTGCGCGGTGTCTACAATTCACTGATCGGCGAAAGCATCCAGGACCTGCTGTCGAGCCGGGCCGAGAACCGCCTGATCCCGGTCGACAATTGGGCCCAGTTGCAGGAGACCGGCGGGCTCAAGGGCAACGTGGATTTTCTGCCGCTCGAGCAATTGGTGTCCGCTCTTGGCGTGCTGCGGGCCGAGCGTGACCGTTTGAAACAGGACTTCTACGAGGTCAGCGGTGTTGCGGACATCATGCGCGGTGCCAGCGACCCAAAGGAGACCTTCGGGGCCCAGCGCATCAAGGCGCGCTTCGGCTCCGTCCGGGTCGAGGACCGGCAGGCCAAGATGCAAAGCTTCGTGCGGGCTAATCTACGCATAGCCGCCGAGATAGCCGGCGAGCACTTCACCCCCGAGACCATCGAGTCCATGTCGAACTGGTTGCAATCCAAGCAGGGCGACGAGAAAACGTTTGCCGCGGCGCTGGAGTTGCTCAAGAGCGACAAGCTCCGGGGCTTCCGCATCGATGTCGAAACCGACAGCACCGTGGCGCCGGACCGAGCGGCCGAGCAACAGGCCAGGGTGGCTTTCTTGACCGCCGTCACGCCGTTCCTGGAGCGGGCCGTGCCGGCCGCCAAGGAAAACCCAGCGCTTGGCCGACTCTTGTCCGAGATGCTGATGTTCAGCGTTCGCGGTTTCTCGACCGGACGGCAGCTTGAAACGGTCTTCGAGCAGGCGTTGTCCGATATGGAGAAAGCCAGCGATGACGGACCGTCACCCGAGCAGCAAGCCACAGCGGCGAAGGCCCAGGCCGATATCAAGTCCATCGAGGCGCGTATCGAGAACGACCGGGCCAAGCTAGAGATAGAAGCGGCCCGTCTCGACATGGAACGCCGCCAGATGGACGGCTCGGCTGACGGCGACATGGCCCGGCAACTGGAAGACCGCCAAGTCGATATCGACCAGCGGAAAGCCGAACTAAACCAACGGCAACAGGAGATCGACAACAAGCGGGTCGACATGGAAGCCGCCCGATCCATCGAGATGCTGAAGCTGGTTGTCGATGGCGCCTTTAATACGGAACAGCTAGACGAAGCTCAGGGTCGAACCAGTCAGGGCGTCGAAACCGTTCGACAAATCGTCGCGCAGCTCGGAGCGGGGCCTGCTCAGCACAATGAGGCGATGCTGCAAGCGCTGGCACAGCTTGCCCAGGCCATGCAGGCAATGGCGGCAGCGTCCACCGCGCCGCGGCGCTTGGTGCGTGACGCAAGCGGGCAGATTGTCGCTTCTGAAATCGTGGTGCAGTAGGGGGATCTCATGCCTATTCGCATCGTCCTGTGTCCAGTCACGGGCGGATCGTAAATGACCGCGCTTACCACCTACAACAAGACCGATGTAACACAACGTACCACGACCTCGACGTCTGCCGCAGAGGTCACGCAATACACGGTTGCCTGGAGCGATTTGACTACCGCCGGGTTTGCCAATGGCGACGATGTCATCGTTCTCGTCCGCTGGTCTGTCGGCGGGGCCAGCACGACGACCAACTCGTTGTCCGATTTCCGCATCGGCTCGACATTCGCCGGCGCCACCGTGCAGTCGTCCAACCGTACCGAGCCGGATAGCTCTAATGCAGGTCGTGGTGCTCGGGAGTTTGTATGGCTCGATCGGATCACACTGGCGACCAACGACAACTTCTACATCGCGCTTTCCTCAGCAGCGGCGGGCACGGCGCGGGCGGATAACTTCTCGATCTTGGTTCTTAAGCTGGACGACTTGGCAGCCGGAGACTTCCGCTACGCTGAGGATACATCCAGCGGCGATGCCCCCGATTACGGGTCGGAGGCCGATGGAGCGTCCGTTACCCTGCCGTCAGGCGGCGGCGATGATTGGCTTGTTATCGCTACGGCTGATTGGCTAGTCGACAGCGTTACCGACGCGATGCGCCAGCAACTTAGCCTTGGCGGCACGGTTGCCATGATAAACCAGTGGGAGGGAGAGGACCTCGCGGAAACATGGTCGATTGGCTCCGTGGGGTATCTGGCGGCGGCATCGGCGAGCGCGGTCTGCAAACTGCAGTACGCGGCGGAAGGCGGAAACACCCATGACTACACCCGCTCGGCGATCTTCGCCCTGCGGATGGATGCTTTCGAGGCTCATATCGGGAGCCAGGACGGCACCGATGTTAATCTACCAACGACCGCAGATGTTTTTGTCGAGACGAACACAGTCGATTTGGTACTCTCCGCGACCCGCGACGTGGTGTATTTCGCCCAGTCCATGTTTCAGGTCAACCATGTGCAGACCTCACCCTACAGCCGGGTCCAGGAGAACAACACGGACATCATCGCGTGGACCGACTTAGGCTCCGGCCTGCGCGGAACCACAGATATCGTCCCTCAAACACGCTTCGCCGTGGCGTCCATGACTAGCGGCACCAAGACTATCGACGAGGACAGCGCGACTGACTTTGCCAACGCATTGTTCCCGGTGGCGGTTGACCACGCCCTGGTTGCGTTCACGACGGAGCTTGCGGCTGCTGGTGGCGGCCGCGTCATGAGCAGCTTGGCCGGGCCGGGAGGTCTGGCAGGGGCAGGTGGAATAGCAGGTGTGGGCGGAGGGCTGGCGGGATGACGGATTTCCAAGTCGGCGATACCCTGCATTTCCTCTTCACCACGCGTGCTTTCGCGACGGGTGTCCCAACTGTGCTGGCCGGTACACCGGTGCTCTCGGCTTACGAAGATGCTTCGCTGACCCAGATTACAGCGGGTGTCTCGCTTGGCGTCGATCATGATTCGGTGGTGGGTCTCAATCTCGCGACCATCGTGGCCACGGGGGCCAATGGCTTCGAGACCGGCAAGAACTATTCCATCGTTATCACCACGGGTACGGTGGGCGGTGTCTCGGTCGTCGGTGAGGTTGTGGAGTCGTTCTCGCTAGGCCGCAGTGCAGCCGCACAGGACTTAGCGAACGGCACAGATGGTCTCGGCGCACTTAAGGCATTGATCGACACTATCGATGATTTCCTCGATACCGAGATTGCCGCCATCCTGGTGGACACCGGTACCACGCTTCAAGCAGAATTGGATGCCATTCAAGCGGCGGTGATTACCAACGCGGCAGGGGATGACATAGCCGCCGATATCATTGCCCTGAAAGCAGAGACTGCGGCGATTGTTGCAGACTCTGATGAGCTTCAAGGTGACTGGGCCGACGGCGGGCGGCTTGACCTTTTGATAGACGCTATCAAGGCCGTCACTGATTTGCTAAATGCTGCCGATTCGGAGCCAACGGGCGTGCCGGCTGCCAATGAGACGCCGCTTGTTAAGCTCGCCTATCTCTTCATGGCGCTGCGCAACAAGGTCCTCGTAAGTGCGACGAAGAAGCAATTCTTCGACGACGGCGGAACGGTCGAATGGGAGAAGGACCTGGCTGACGACGGCACCGACTACACCGAGAGCGAAGCGAACATCCCGTAATGGCCATAGACAGCGCCGAGAAGCGCCGGAGCGCGGCAGGTGTCGGCTTCTTCGTAGTTGGGCCCGGCGTTACACCGAACGCGTCACAAGACGGTGAATGGCGGCAGCAGTCGTGCTGGGGCTACTCCGGGATTGCCGTAGGCGGGGCAATCTCCCCCCCGGCGACACTGGGCGAGGCCGGCGGTATCTGGCCCAGTCCGGCAGAGGATAGCCGATCACACCGCCGTTCCAAGGAATGGCGCAAAAAGGCGGCCGAGGCCGAGGCACTTCGAGCCAAGATGCGGGAGATTTGGGAATACGGCACCGAGGGCCGCCCGCCCGAGGCATTGGAGGCGCAGGACCTTGATGCCTTGGAGGCACCGCCGCCGGCACCGCCCGGCCTCACCGAGGAGCAGCAGCGCCAATACGCCGCCCTGGCCAATGAATTGACGGCGCTCATTGCCAAGATCGGAGGTATTGGCCCGGCGGCCGAAGCCGAGCGGATCAGGCAAATTCGCGACGACGAAGAGGCCGCAACCCTGCTGCTGCTCCACTGATCCCAGCCCATCCCCAACGGATTGTGAGACTTCGCGTGTAAATTAGTGCCGAAAAGGGAGTAGGCCGTGCGCGAACGCTTCGTTTGGGACAAAGAACAGCACAAATTCGTACCCGCCGAGGCGTACTACGCCGCCCAGGCCGCCCAGCTCCACGGCCGTGGCCCGATGATTATGACCGACATCTCCCCGTACCGCTCCGCCGTGACCAACGAGGTGATCGGCGGCCGTCGTCAGCACCGGGATCATTTGCGCAAACACGATCTCGTCGAGGTCGGCAACGAGCGCCCGGTCACGGGATCGAAGCCCCAGGCGACACCGGTCGCGTCCGACATCAAGGACGCAATCGAGCAAGTTGCTGCGGGCAACGCCGGGCCGCCGGACGAAACAGTCAATCAGGACGAATTTAGGATGCTGGCATGACCGAGCCCGCGATCCAGACCGACTCTATGCCCGCCGTGGAAAGCGGCCACAACGACATCGTGGCGGACTTGCGCTCAGCCATGGAACCCGAACCCGCCGGCGGTGCATCGGAGCTCGCTCCAACGCCTGAGCCGGGCGCTGACCCATCGCCCAGCCCAGAGCCTGTTGCGGAACCTCCTGCCTCGACTCAGCCGGAGCCGTCGGCGGGCCCGGTTCGAGACGGCAAGGGCCGGTTCACCAAGGCCGGTGGAGACCCGGCTGAACCGGCAGCCACCGATCCCGCCGCGCCCGAAGACCCGGCAGCGGCAACGGAGCCAGCAGCAGCGGCCGCAGACCCGGCCGATCCGGTACTCGGACCGCTGGAGCCGCCCCCGCATTGGCCGCTCGACCAGCAGAAGCTCTTCCGCGAGCAACCGGAAGCGGTTCAGAAATGGATGACGGAGCGAGACCGGGAGACCGCGAAGGCCTTCACTGAGAAAACCGAGGCCGTGGCAGAGCAGCGCCGCCGGTACGAAGGCCTGGACCAAGTTATCGGGCCACGCGAGCAGGCTATCAAGATGCAGGGCATGTCGGTGCCTCAGTACGTCGATCATCTCCTGGCCCTGAGCGATTATGCCAACAATGATCCGGGGGCCTTTATCTCCTGGTTCGCCAAGGAGCGCGGCTTTGATCTCGGCACGTTAACCGGCGCGATGCCGGCGCCGGGCGCTGATCCAACAGTCGTCCATGGCGCGGACCCGGCAACGGCGCTGGACCCGGAGGTCAGCCAGGTGTTGGCCTCCCACGTCGCGCCCATCGTTGCCCCCTTGTTGGAGCAGGTCAAAACCCTCCAGGGCCAGATCCAGGGCATGACCGCGGCCGACACCCAGGCCCGGGCGACCAGCGGTCAGCAGACTGTCGAACAATTTCAAGCCGCGACCGATGAGTCCGGCGTATCGAAACACCCGTACTTCGCCGAGGTGCGGGCAGTGATGGCCGATCTAATGGAGAAAGGCCACGCAGCCGACATGGAGTCGGCCTACGACATGGCCGTATATGCCAATCCCGTGACCCGTTCAAAGCTTGAGGCAGCCCGTGAAGCAGCGGCGGCTCGCAAGCGACAGAACGAGGCCGCGGCAAAGGCAGTGGCAGCCCAAAGGGCGGGATCGTCAGTCACCGGGACACCGGCCGGACACGGCGAGCGCCAACCTGCGGACAGCGTGTTGGATGAAGTCAGACAGGTGTGGAACGGCCATGCCTGATCAACACAAATCCCCAGGAGTGACAAATGGCATCCCCGAATATTTCGGAGGTGGCGAGCACCACACTGCGCAATCGCTCGAAGAAGCTCGCCGATAACGTCTCCAACAACACAGCCCTTCTCTACCGGCTGAGAGAGCGCGGCAAACGCCGTCCATTCTCGGGCGGCCGTACCATCCTGGAGGAGATCGCCTACCAGGAAACCGGGACCTACAAGCGGTATTCCGGCTACGACAATGTGAATATCGCGGCCTCGGACGTGTTCACCGCGGCGGAATTCGAGATCAAGCAGGCCGCCGTGGCGGTCACCATGTCCGGTCTCGAAGAGTTGCAGAACGCGGGCGACGATCAGGTCATCGATCTATTGGCCGGTCGTATCGAGAACGCCGAGCGGACGATGATGAACAACATCTCGTCCGACTGCTACTCGAACGGCACCGCCGACTCCGGCAAGCAGATCGGGGGCTTGCAGCTCCTGGTCGGTGACGCCGGCACCGGCACGGTGGGCGGAATCAACAGCACCACCTGGACGTTCTGGCAGAACCAGTTCTACGACTTCTCTGCCAACAGCGTGACCCCGGGTCCGTCGACGATCCAGACCGCCATGAACACGCTGTACCTCAACTGCTCGCGTAACCGGGATCACCCGGACCTGATCGTCGCGGATAACACGTACTTCCGCTACTACTGGGAATCGCTGCAGGCGATCCAGCGCGTCACCAATGCGAAGCTCGGAGAGGCAGGGTTCGAGAACCTGCGCTTCATGGGCGCCGACGTGGTGTTCGACGGTGGCCTCGGCGGCAACGCCCCGGCCAGCCACATGTACTTCCTGAACTGCGATTACCTGTCGTACCGGCCGCACGCCCGGCGCGACATGGTGCCGTTGAACCCGGATAGATATGCAACAAATCAGGATGCTATGGTCAAGCTCATCGGTTGGGCGGGGAACATGACGGCCCGCAATCGCTCATTGCAAGGAGTAATTGTTGCCTGACGTGATTGTCGCATAAGGCGGAGTTTTCGCTTAAACTGTTGTCTCCTAAACAAGGGGATAGCATATGCGGAAAATACACCGGCTCGATTTGACAGGGCAAGGTTTCGGCAAATGGATTGTGCTAGGGCGATCACACAGGAACGAACGAGGAGAAGTGTTTTGGTTGTGTCGATGCGAATGCGGCACCAAGCGAACGGTAAGGGCAGGGTACTTGCGCTCCGGCAGGAGCACATCGTGCGGTTGTCTCCATCTCGCTGCCGTTACGACGCACGGGATGACCAAGACACGGACCTTCAAATCCTGGGAATCGATGAAGCAACGATGCCTCAACCCCAAAGCGCCAGACTACTCGCGGTACGGCGAGCGGGGCATCAAGATTCACAAGCCATGGATCTCGGATTTCGCGAAATTCCTTGCCGATATGGGCGAGCGCCCCGAGGGAACTACGCTAGATCGCAAAGAGGTGAACGGGAACTACGAGCCCGGAAACTGCCGTTGGGCAACTGCATCAATGCAACAGCGCAACAAAACCTCGACATCGATGATCCGCTTCAAAGGCCGTTCGCAAAGCCTGGCCGATTGGGCGGAGGAAACCAGTATCCCGGCCAAAATCATTCGATGGCGTTTGAACAAGGGCTGGCAAGTCGCGGCCGCTTTAACCAAACCCAAGCGGCCTAAGAAGCGATGACCGAGCCGATGCCACCAAAGGAGTGAAAGAACCATGACTTACGCGATCACAGAGCACACGATCGGTATGCAGGCTATCGCAGATACCGACACTGTGCAGAACCACCCGCTCGGCACCGTCGTTCGTGCCGAGGACCCGACCTACGGGGCTGGCGAGTTTATCTACTTGCTCGGCCTTGCCTCCACGGCCATCGGTGAGTGGGTGACCTACAACACGGACGACGGCTCGACAGCGCTATTGGCGGCCAACGCTATCGGTCCGGTTGCGGTGGCCATGTCGGCCAATATTGCCAGCCAGTACGGCTGGTATCAGATCCAAGGTAAGGCCGTGGGCCTGTGTCTGGCTGGCTTCGTCGACAATGCCAACGTCTACGCCACCGCCACGGCGGGCAGCATTGATGACGCCGTCGTCGCCGGCGACCGTGTGAAGCGGGCCAAGGGCGCATCGGCGATCGGAACGCCGGCGGCGGGACAGGCGGAGTTTGAAATCGATCGTCCGTTCATGGACGACGCGGTAGCCGCCTAACTCGCGTAACAGAATGGCGGGGGCTTCGGTCCCCGCCATCAACTTGGAGAGAATCATGAGCCAAATTGTCGAAGGACAGTTTCACCGTGGCCCACTAGCAGGGATCCCGGCGCTAGAACCCGGCGGTCAGATGCCGACCCAGGCCCATTCCCTGGTGCCAAGGTTCTACACCCTACCGGTGCGCGTCAAACAAGGGGCGGACGGCTTTGCGTTTCACGATGTGGAGTACGTCGAAATTCTCCTGGCCGGAGACATGAAGTCGGCCCCGGTGCAGAAGGTAACCGACCAGCATCGGTCGATGTATCCGGAGGCCTATGAGGCCTTCAAGCGGGGCGAAACCGTGGCGGCCAGCGGTACGCCGCTGGAGCAATGGCCCGTTTTCACGGCCCGCCCGGCCGCCATCCAGGCGCTCAAGATGTACAACATCTTCACCGTCGAGGCCTTGGCGGAGTTAAGCGACAACGGACTGTCGCAACTCCACGGCGCGGCATTCGGGTCCATCGGTTTTGACCCGCGCACCCTGCGCGACATGGCCCAGGCCTACGTGGAGTCCCGCAAGACCTCCGAACCCCAGGAGCGCCTGGCTGAGAAAAACCAGGAGCTCGAGGCGAGCGTTCTGCGGCTGGAGAACCTGATCGCCCAGATGCAGGGCCAGATGGAAGCCAACGCGGTAGCGGCGGGCTCGACACCATCTTCCGAGACGACCGCAGCGCCGGCACCGGTTCAGCCAACGCCGGGTCGCTCGGCGAAGAAGAAGGATTAGGAGCCATGTCCAAGGTTGATTTTTATCGCGATCACCGGGGCATCGTGCTGGTTCGCGTGGTAGCGGCCCCCGGCCAGACCGAGGCGGTCGGCAAGGCCGATGATGCGGCGCAAAAACGATACCCGGCGGAATACGCCCGGTTCGTGGCTTCCGAGGCCAGAAAGGACCGCGCCGCCCCGGAAGCCGCCGATGTCACCGAGGCCACCGATGACACAGAGCCGGGAGAGCAGCCAAGCGACGCTGTTCCGCCGGACTCACCACCGCCACCGCCGACGGGCGGGGGAGTTGTCGGCAATGTCCTTAGATCTGTGGGCATTGGTAACCAAGCCAAACCAGAAACGGCCGATGCGACCGATCCCGAGCATGCGGAAACGGAAAACGAGCCGGAGGCTTCCGAAGATCACACCGGCACGGAAGCGCCCGCCGAGCAGGCAAGCTAGTCATCGGATTAACGCCCGAGGAGAATCTCTATGGCGGATGTCAACAGTCTCGTAGCGCTAGGAATGCCGGCCAACGTCGCCGCGGCCGTGGTCGCGAACGACGGTGCGGATGTGCTGTTGGCGCTTGGTGTGCCGATCGGCTTGGCCGATGTGATCGTGGCGGACGGCTCTGTCGAGCGCCTCATGGCAATGGGCATGCCGGCGGACCTAGCGGTCGATGTCAACGCGGTCATCATTGCGTGAATAACGGAACTTAGGCGGCGGCTTGGCCAAAGGAGAATAAAATGCCCTCAGTAAATAACCTCATGGGTCTAGGAATGCCGGCTAAGTGGGCCGTGTCGGTAGCCAGAGTACCGGATAGCACAGCAGTGGCCGCCTTGACCGACAATACTGGTGGCACCGGCTCCGATACCCTCGCTGCGGCCACCAACACGGACACATTGACGGATAGCTCCGGCGGCACCGCGGACGACACCATTAGCCCGATGATAGCGGGGGGCACGGGCGCGGCGGCTGGCGGTTGGGACACTGCCGCGAACCGCGACACCTCCATTGCGAACATCGACAACAACTTCAAAGAGGTTGCGGACCAGCTCGCCACCCAGAATGCGCTGAACACGGTGCTCATAAATGCTTTGTCCTCTCTCTCCGACAAGGTGAATGAGCTACGTACCCAATTGGTCAGTGCTGGGATCGCCACTTAACGAGGTGAACCAGTGACGCTGCTCTCGATTTGCACCGACGCCATCGAAGAAATCGGCGAATACCAAGCGCCCGGCACGATCGTGGGCAACACTGATCCTGCGGCGTGCCAACTTCTTGCGTTGGCCAAGCGGGAGTTAAAAAACCTTGCCAGATGCTACCCGTGGAAGGTTCTGACTGCCGAGCAGACGTTCACGATGACAACCGGACAGTCAGTGCAGACCGGGGCCATCCCGTCGGATTTCTGGTGCTTCAAGAACTTCACCTGGTGGGATCGCACCAACGAGTGGCGGCTGCGCGGCCCCTCTACGTCGAACCAGTGGCAGGTTCTCCGGTCCGGTATCGTGCAGCAGACGCCGCGTAAATGGATCCGGGTCCATTTACG